ACCGCCAGGTGTTCCTGGCCGCGGCGCGCGCCCAGTGAGACATTCTCCACGGCCAGTAGTGGTTGAACGAGTCAGCCGCTATCTGACCCGTCGTAAGTATCAGGTACGGTGCCCTGAGTGCAAGCAGACTCGGCTTGTGACGCTGTCAACTGGCCCAGCAGAAAGAGCCGTTTACCCTGTTGACTGGCTAGGACGTATCGCCAAGCGATGCCGGGGGTGTGCCATTGAAGCGCAACGAGCGAAGCCTAGGATGACGCGCCCATGAGCCTGCTCGCTGACCGTAACCGCGAAGTCGCGCTCGCCGCGGCGCGGCTGTTTCGGCCAACCGTGCTGCTCCCCTCACCGCCGTGGTTCGAGATTGCGCGGCCTGAGCAGCTACCGCCCGAAGGCGACTGGCTAGTATGGGCGTTCATTGCCGGCCGTGGCGCGGGCAAAACGCGGGCGATGGCCGAGTGGGTCAACGACCAGGTGCGCCGGTTCGGTAAGCACCGCATCGCTCTCATCAGCCGGACGCCCGCCGACGTACGCGACGTGATGATTGAAGGCGAGGCGGGCATCCTGGCTTGCTCGCCTGACGACTTCCGGCCGGAGTGGAATCCGTCGATCCGTCGCCTCACCTGGCCGAATGGCGCCGTGGCGTTCTCGTTCTCGTCGGAGAACCCAGGCCAGCTCCGAGGGCCGTCGCACGACCTCGCCTGGGCCGACGAACCCGCGGCCTGGGACGATGCCAAGAAGGGCGACGTCCTCGACACGTCGTGGAACAACCTCATGCTCGGGATGCGCGTACGAGGCGGCAGCCAGCCTCGGGTCGGGTTCTCGACCACGCCGAAGAACAACCGGCTCATCCGTGACGTGCTCGGCAAGCCATCGACAGTAAAGACGACGGGCACGACCTATGACAACCTCGCCAACCTCACCCCGACGTTCAAGGCGCGAGTCCTGTCGGCCTATGAGGGGACGCGCATCGGACGCCAGGAGCTGCTAGGCGAACTGCTCACCGACGTAGAGGGCGCCCTGATCGACTTGGACACCATCGACCATTTCCGGGTCACGGTGCCGCCGATATTCACCCGCGTCGTCCTCGGCGTGGATCCCGCGACGACCTCGGGCGAGGATTCGGACGAGACGGGCATCATTGTCGCGGCCAAGGGCGCGGACGGTCACGGCTACGTCCTGGCCGACCGTTCGGGCAAGTTCACGCCGAATGGCTGGGCGCGGCGTGTCGTCGAGACCTACAAGGAGTACGAGGTCGACCGCGTGGTGACGGAGGTGAACCAGGGCGGGGACACCTGGGAGGAAGTGCTGCGCTCGGTCATGCGGTCCATTTCGTACAAGTCGGTCCATGCCAAGGACTCGAAGCGGCTGCGCGCCGAGCCCGTCATGGCGCTGTACGAGCAGGGGCGCATCCACCACGTCGGCTCGTTCCCCAAGTTGGAGGACCAGCTGACCCAGTGGGTGCCAGGGTCGGGGGAGTCGCCGGACCGCCTGGACGCTCTGGTCCACGCCTTTGCCGAGCTGGGCTTGGCTGCGGGCGGTCATGGTTATGTGTTCGCGGAATACATGCAGGCAGACATCGCGAAGCGGGAGGTGGGGCAGATGGCCGACGAGGGCAGGCCCTTGTCCAAGGGCGAGCTGGCAATCGACCGGGAGCGGGCGCGGCTCGCGCGCCTGGCCGCGCGCCCGACGCGCGTCCCGCGCCACGACCACCTCTACGTGCGCCAGCCGGACGGGGCGATACGGTGCAACGTGTGCCAGGGCACGCCAGCGTGGGTGCCGCAGAAGCCGGGCGAAGCGCCAGACAAAGCCTAGACGTCTAGGGTATTGACAGGGAGGCAGGGATGGAGACTGTTTGCACGGCCGACGTCGCCTACAACCCGAATCGGGTTCTGATCTGCTACTACGAGGCCATCGCCGCGATGAAGCAACCGCACGAGGTGTTCGCAGAACGGCGGACCAAGAAGCGCGCGGACGAGATGACGGTCAAGGGCGACGTTGTCGCCTCGTGGCACAACCTCAGTGATAACGAGCGCTACCGGGCGTGGCGCGTTGGCTCTGATGCCTGGGTCTACGCGAACTCATGGGGCGAGAATCACATGGTGGTCCGTGTGACCGTTGACGGTGGCGACGCTGCCGAGCGTGCAGCGACATTGGCGGCGGAAGTGCTCCAGTTGCTTCCACCGGTGGAGACGGCCGAGCGCGGGACGGCACGCGTCGAGTTTTGGTACTGGGCAGGCGATGGAGCCCGGAGTCGCCAGCGCAATCTTGCCGTGCCTCCGTGGGAGGACATCGCCGGGAACTACTCGGCGCTGGCCCGCGAGGAAATCGCGAGACTGATGGCGCTCACGCCCGCCGACATCGGCTCGGGGCGCATCCTGCTCCTGCACGGCCCGGCCGGGACAGGGAAGACGACCGCGGTCCGCGCCATCGCCGACGCCTGGCGGGGGTGGTGCGACATGATCTACGTCATCGACGCCGAGGAAATGTTCGGCCGTGGTGGGTATCTCATGCAGGTTCTTCTCGATCAGGGCGAGGACGCGAATCGCTGGCGGCTGATCGTGGTCGAGGACGCCGAGGAGTTCCTGACGCCAGACGCCAAGGCGAACGTCGGTCAGTCCGTGGCGCGGCTCTTGAATCTTGGCGACGGGATCATCGGCCAAGGACTGAACGTGCTGATCCTGATGACGACGAACGTGCGGATCGGGAAGCTCCACCAGGCGATCATGCGGCCCGGACGGTGCATCGCCAACATCGTCGTCCCGAAACTGACGGCCGCGGAGGCAACGGAGTGGAGCGAGGGCGCTGTCCGCGAGGAGTCCACGCTGGCCGAGCTGTACGAGGCGCAGCGCCATTCCCAGATCGGGCGAGGCATTGAGCACCAGACCATCGGCTTCGCGCCGTAGCTGACAATCACCGCTGCGCTCCGGCCGCGGTCCTACACTGAGGGGCAGCTAGTCACCGAAGGAGGCGCGTTGCCCGGATTCTCGACTCGCTTTCAGAGTGGCTTCGTGCAGCTGGTCGGCCTCGGCGTCGCTGACGCCGCGACCTGGCGTTTCGCCGGGTCGAACGCCGGGCTGCTCGTCGCCGCGGCCGTGCTCGTGCTCATCGGCTTCGCGATGGACGGGGGTGAGATAGACGCGGTCGGGGCCGTGGGGAAGCTGCTCGCGCGGCTCGGCGGGCTGTTGAGCCGCCACGAGGCGTCTGAGTGAGCCTCGTCCGCGACGCCGTCAGGGGCACCCGCTACCGCCCATCGGCCGGTGAGAAGGTCGTCCAGGCCAAAGCCGTGAAGGACGCGGCGCGCACCGCGGCCTCGGCCATCGTGGCGACGCACACGGCCGACGACATCGCCTCGGGCCGGGTCAACCTCGCCGCCGTTGCCGCCGCGGCCTCGGGCGCCTACGCGCCGCGCACGACGCTCACGCCCGCGGACATCGAACTGGCGCTCATCGAGCAGGGCATCTCCTTCCAGCCCCCGCTCGGCCCGGGGACGCCCATCCGGCCGTTCCACGGCTACAACGAGCCCCCGCGGCTGGCTGATTACATCCCCGGCTCGAACATCGCCGTCGAGACGAGGTCCGGGCGCATCCCGTTCCGCACGCTGACGCAGATCGTCGAGGGCTACGACATGGCCCAAATCTGCATCTCGCACATCATCGCCGACCTCTGCTCGATGCCGCTCCTGTTCCGGGCAGTGGACGGCTACGAGGGCGACGTGTCGAAGGAAATCGCCCAGGCCAAGCAGTTCTGGAAGAAGCCCGACGGCAAGCACCCCTGGCGGGTGTTCTTGACCAAGCTGCTCTACCAGCAGCTCGCCTACGACTGCGGGATGCTCTACAAGGTCCGGGACAAGAGCGGGAAGCTGAAGGCGGTCCAGGTGCCGGACGGGCGGATGTGGGCACCGATCATCGACTACTGGGGCGAGCGCCCCGACGCACCCGCGCCGGCCTTCGCCCAGTTCGTCGAGGGGCTGCCGTGGGGCTGGACCGACGAGACGCTGGTCATCTACGAGCCGTACACGTCCCGCGCCGAAGACCCCCGCTACGGCCTGGCGCCCATCGAGTGCATCCTGCTCAATGCCAACACCGACGTGCGGTTCCAGTGGCACTTCCTCAACATGTTCACGGGCGGCCAGGTCCCGGAGGGGTTCGCCGAGGCACCGCCCGAGCAGTCCGACCCCGACCAGCTCGGCCAGTGGCAGGAGCTGTGGGACGACTGGACGTTCGGCGACCAGACGAAGCGCTGGGGGGTGCGCTGGCTCCCGTTCGGTGCCAAGTTCACGAGCTACAAGCCGACGACGTTCGACGCCAAGTTCCCCGAGTACCTGGCCCGCCGGACCATCTCGATGTTCCACCGGACCCCGCAGGACCTCGGCATCCTGGACGACGTCAACCGCGCGACCTCGGAAACGCAGGTCGACGAACAGTTCCGCATCTCGACGCGGCCCCGGACCGGCTTCATCGAGGACGTGTTCCTGAACCCGATCACACAGGACGAGCTGGGCTTGCCCATCGCCTGCTATTTCGACCTCGGCCAGGAAAAAGAAGACCGCCTGATGGTCGCCCAGGAGCAGAAGATTTGGATTGACGCTGGGGTCATCTCGTCCGATGAGCCGCGCGAGAAGATTCTTGGTCTGCCGGTCGACCCAGAGAACCGGATGCCGCGCTCGTACAACGCTGGCGGCCGAGCTGGTGTCATTCCGAACGCGATCCTGATGGCCTGGGCCAAGGCTCTCGGCGGCTACGACATTACGACCGGGGCCCCGTTCTTGGAAAGGGTCACACCGAAGGAATGGCTCGCTCCGGGAGAACTGGCACCGCCCCCGAACGTCTCTCTGCCTGGTCAACCCAGTCTGCCGCCTAGTCAACCTGGCGCCCTGCCACCCGTGCCGGTCCCGCCGCGTGGCCCGCGCACTCCGCCCCCGGCCGCGCCCGCGCCGGGCCAGGAACCGGCCCACGACGAGACCAACGTCGCGCCCCCGGCAGGCTCCACCGCGCCGCCCAAGACCGCGCCCGCGGCCAAGTCGGTCGTCGACGTCGGCGGGCTGGTCGTGAAGGCGATGGACACTGGCCGCGTGCTCATGATTCAGCGCGCCTTCACGCCCGACGACCCCGCGGCCGGCACGTTCGAGTTCCCGGGCGGCCACATGGAGGGCGACGAGACACCGCTGCAGGCCGCGGTCCGGGAGTGGCAGGAGGAGGTCGGCGAGCCGCTGCCCGACGGCTACTTCGACGGCTCGTGGACCAGCCCCAACGGCATCTACCGCGGGTTCGTCTACGTCATCGCCTCGGAGGCCATGCTGCACCTCAACCCAGACCCGGAGAACCGCGGCGTGCTGAACCCCGACGACCCGGACCAGGACAACATCGAGGTCGTCTGCTGGCTGGAGCCTGCGGACATCCCGGCGATGCCGAACCTGCGCGAGGAGTGCCACACCTGCGACTGGGTGGTCATCTCCCAGGCCGGGACGGCTGCCAAGATGGTCCGCGTCGCCAAGGCGATTAGCTACGACCAGGTGGGCGACGGTTCGCGCGTTTCGTTCGTGACGTCGGGCGGGGCGACGATTACCGGCACCATCCAGCTCTACAAGGACGGCATCTACGGTATCGACCCCGAAGACGGCGGGGGCGTGGCCTATCTGGTGTCGGGCGATGACCTCAACTTGCTCAAGTGCGCGCCACCGACCGAGGGCATCACCGCGGAGACGGGCTTCACGGGCGTCGACCTCACCGGCTTCGACGACGAGGACGACGACGACGCCGAGGAGCAGCTACAGAAGGTGCTCGGCCAATGGCAGTCGAACGCCCTCCTCGCGGTCCGCCGCGGGCGCAAGCCGCGCTACTTCCACGACGAGGTGATCCCGGTCGAGGTCGGCCACCGCATCTACAAGGCGCTCGCCAAGGCGAAGACCAAGGAGCAGGTGCGCGCGGTCTTCAAGGCGGCCAAAGCCGACCCAAAAGGTTCACGGTGGCCGGGCTCGGCCCTCCGCCACCGAATCCCCCAGGCGTACGCGCCGAAGATAGCCGAGGCGCTGCGGGCGGGGACGAAGGGGATCGACGCCGCGGTGGCCTCTATGGTGACGAGGGCTACCAAGGCTTCACCCCCTACACCCCCGACGAGCGGAGCGAGCGAGGCGCGGGCCGCGGTCGAGGCGAACGTCTCGATTGACGCCGACCGCACGGGCGCGGTCTTCGCCCAGATGTACGCCGACGCCTACGGGGGCGGGGTCAAGGCCGCACGCGCCGCGCTGGGCGTGGACGCCCGCGCCCCCTCGTGGCTCCCCGACGACATGCTGACGACCGTCTCGCGCGACTGGGAGGCGTGGACCCCCGGCTGGTCCGACGCGGCGCTGCAGGACGCCGGGGGCGGGCTGGCGACGCTCCTCGACGCGCGGGGCATCACCATCCAGGGCATCACCGGGTCGGCGATGGACCGCATCGGCACCGCGCTCGCCGACGGCATCGCCGCGGGCGACCCGCCCGCCACCATCGCCGCGGCCATGTCGGACGTCATCGCCGACCCGCAGCGGGCGTTCACCATCGCGGATACTGAGTGCGCCCGGTCATTTACAGCGGCGAGCATCGACACCTACACCGAGAATGGCGTGGCCGAGGTGGACCTGCTCACGTTCGACCCCTGCGAGGAGTGCGAGGAGATCGAGGACTCGAACCCCTACCCGATTGACGACGCGCCTGACGTGCCGATCCATCCCAACTGCCGCTGCGCGCTTGCCCCGGCGAACATCCCCGGCGCGCCATCGACCGAGGAGGGCGGCGAATGAGCCGCGCCTCGCGTCGCACGCCCCCCGTCGAGCACCGCGGGCGCGTCACCGTCCGCGCCATCCCGCAGGCGCCGGGTGCGCCGTCGGCCACGGCCGCGATGCGCGCCAAGGCGGAGCAGGCCCGCAGGCGCGGTATCCGCGACTTGCTCGGGCGGGCGAATACGCTGGCGGAGACAGGAAGGGGTGAGGCGGATGCCTGACCAGGAACGGGCGGCGCTGCTCGCCCAGCTACGCGACGCGAACGACGAGCGGGCGCGGACGATGTACGCCGAGACGGGCAAGGCTCTCGCGGGCATGTCGAACGTCTACATCGTGGCGCTCCTGGAGCAGCTGCTGGGCGGACCGGGCTCACCGGCCCACGTCGAGGCGTGCGTGCTCTACGAGGAACGCCGCGCCGAGGCGCTGGACCAGATCGAGCCCCAGGCGCGCCAGATGCACGACGCCGAGGTCGAAGCGGCGAAGGAGATGGCAAGGAACCGCGCCGCGGGCCCGCGGCTCGTCGTACCAGGGAGGGGCTGACGTGACCATGCAATTCACCGACATCGTGGGGCTCCAGGTGCTGTTCAGCCCGGAGCAGGGCCAGGAGACGCACGACACGCTGCTCGCCCGCCTCCAGGACGCGCTCGCCAAGGGCGCGACCGTCGTGGCGTCGAACTACTCCATCGACGACCCGGACATCCTCGCGGTGCTCACCCAGATCGGCAAGGCCGTCCCGGCGTCCCGGTTCCTGTTCGACTCGTCGGAGTATTTCGGCCGCGAGGAAAAGCCTCTGGTGGACGCGCTCATTCAGGCGCTGCCCGCCGACCAGTGGGGCATCGGCACCAGCTCGGTTGACGGGAACATCCTGCACAACAAGGTCATCGTCGCCATCTACCCAGACGGCACGGCCTGGACGTTCACGGGGAGCTACAACGTCACGGCCAGCGCATCGAAGGAAGCGAACAATGCCTGGTTCATCGACTCGGCCCAATGCGCCGCGGCGTTCGCGGCCGAAATCGGGAAGGACCTGGCCTGGGTCGTCGCCAACCAGCCCCAGCCCCCGACGGAGAAGCCGAGCTACTAGATGGCCAAGAAGAAGCGCGTCACGGTGGAGTGGACGGACAGCACTGGTCCGCCTGGTGGCAGAACTACGGTCTGGACTGACCTTGCCAATTACGACTCGGCTCCCAGCAAGATCGTGACGAGCGGCTACATCGTCAAAGAGAAGCACGGCTACATCGTGGTCGCGTCTTCAATTTCGAGCACTGGACACGTCGCGGGCCTTATGACCATCCCCAAGAGCGCGATCATGAAACTGCGGAAACGCTGATGGCCTCCGCCAAGCGCATCGACCCCGAGGACACCATCGACTCGGTCATCTTCGGCATCGTGAAGCTGCAGAAGGAGGGCTGGGCGCTGTCGGGCCTGTCGCTCGAAATCCAGTACCAGGAGCCCCAGCCCGCTGGCCAGAAGCCGAAGAAGCACAAGCTGCCCGTCGAGGCCACGATGGTCGTCCGGCTCCGGCCCGCCTGATGCCGCGCCGCAGCGGGTCGTCGCGTTGGAGGCGGCTGTCGTGGTGGCCGCCCCGGCGCCGCGGTTCGGGCGCGCACGGGCACCAGCAGTGGCAGCTCTCGCGCCGCAAGCCGCGGGAGAACCGCGTGCCGGTCGTGCGGAAGGCGGTGGAGCGGTAGTGTCTGTCGCCTGCTTCGACCTCGACGGTACGCTGGACAGCTACGTCTCGACGTTCGTCCCGCTGCTCGGCGCGATGAAAAAGGCCGGGAACTGGCACATCGTCGTGCTCACGGGTGACGAGCAGGACACCGTCACCGCGGAGAACATCGCCCAGAAGCAGGAGTACCTGGCCGAGCTGGGCTACGGCGCGTTGTATGACGAGGTGACCATCGTCGCCAAGCCGACAGCATCGAACAAGGCGCTCTACATCGCGGACAACCACGTCGTGCTGTTCGTGGACAACAGAGCCAAGAACCTGAAGACCGCGCTGGACGCCGCCCCTGGGTGCCTGTGCCTGTTGCCGTGGGCGACGCGGGAGTGAAATGCCTAGACGTCTAGGGAATTGGCGGCGCTAGGTAACGACTCCCGAACCTGTGCGCCTCGGCTGGCAGGGTGGTGTTGAACGCGCCGTTGTTGTTCTCGTCCTCCACCCACGCCCATTCCTGCGGGCGGTAGGAGTGATGGGGCGGCTTGCTCATGTCGCCATAGACGTACAGCGTCCCATCTGGGTCGACCGCAAAGCTGGAGTCGCCGTGACGTGCGAAAAAGCCGTGGTCAGGGACGAACTCGTAGCCAAGCGGGTCTTCCGGCGTTGCCGCGGGGTCCAGAACTCGGACGCTGATCTCGCTGCCGACGTGACCATGCAGGATTTTCATGGTGTTCCCTCCGTTGGTTTACCTTCCGACGCGCGCCACCCTACACCTGCGCTGTATCAGTGTGGTCCGGTGTCTGACTCCCGCGTGAATCCCACGCGTGACGTTCGATGGTGCGTAGACTCGGCGCAGACCGAGCGTGAGGTGAAGGTGGTGACCCGGCAAGGAGCGCGAGCGTGAGCGACGGGCGCGCGGAGCGCGCGCACCAGGTCGCCCAGCCGTTCCTTACCTCGCTGGACCGGCACCGCCGCCGCGAAGTCCTCGACGGCGCCCGGCAACTGCTCCGCGAGCACGGCCCGGAAGGGCTGCTCAGCGACCCTGGCGCGGTCCCCAAGATGACCCGCGCCCAGGTCCGCCAGATGTACCGGGCGATGGGCTGGCGCGGCTCCAAGGCGCACCGGCACAACCTCGACCGCCAACGCAAGCGCGTGGCGCAGGCCCTCGCCCTCGACCAGGCGCTCACCGCGGCCGACGCCGAGGCGCGCATGGGGCCAATCGAGCACGCGCGCTATCGCATCAGGGAGGCCGTCTCGTGAGCGGCCGCGCTGTAGTCATCGAGAGCCCGAGCGACGAGGTGCTGGCGAAGCTGCTCGAATCACCTGCCGCGTCCCCGCCGACGTTGCCACCGCACATTGAGGCGTCCCAGCCTGGCACGGTCATAAAAGCGCAGGCCGCCGACCGATTTCTCCTGGTCGTTGCGTACCCAGCGATGAAGGCCGACGTGGGGGTGGCCAAGGACGGGTTCCGCGATTTCGCCCGTGCTGATGCCGTCGAGAAGGCGTGCTGGGCCTTCGCCCGTCACGGCCTGCAGCTCGGGCTGTGGCATGAGAAGGGCCATGAGGATTGCGGCGAGGTGGTCGAGAACTGCATCTACCGCGGCCCGGACTTTACGGAGAACGGCCAGTCGATTTGTAAGGGCGACTGGCTGGTCGGCTCCATTCTCTCCCCTTACGCCTGGGAGATGTTCGAGAAGGGCCTGATCGGAGGGGCCAGCATCGAGGGGCCGTGTCGCCGGAACCTCACCCCGCTGCCCGAAGTGCTCGCGTCGCTGAGGAGCTGAGATGACCACGGAAATCTCCGAACTCGAAGACCTGGACGTGCACACGCTCCACTTTGTCAAGGCTGGGGCCAACGGCTTCCGCGAACTGCTCGCCAAGGCCGAGGGTGACACCCCGTGCCCGACGTGCGGAGGGAAGAAGACGATTCTCCAGGGCAACCGGAAGTGCCCGGACTGCGCCGGGACCGGGAACGCGACGACCGTCGAGAAGGCGCTGGCCTGCGAGTGCGACGCCTGCCTCGCGTTGACCACGCTCCAGAAGGCGCTCGCCGCGGGCGACGACGGCGAGATCGCCAAGGCCGAGCTGTCGAGCGCCAAGATCAACGACCTGCCGGACAGCGCATTCGCGTACATCGAGCCGGGCGGCAAGAAGGACGACCAGGGCAAGACGACCCCGCGCTCGCTGCGCCACTTCCCCGTGCACGACGAGGCGCACGCCCGCAACGCGCTCGCCCGCGCGCCCCAGTCGCCGTTCGGCCCCAAGGCGATGCCGAAGATTCGCGCCGCCTGCCACAAGTTCGGCATCGAGATTTCCGACGAGGCCGACAAGGGCCTCACCATCAAGGACGGGGGCGCCATCGTCTCGGCGCTCAACCAGGCGGGCAGCTCGGGGCCGTACCCTGGCTCGCCTGAGTGGGAGGCGCAGGACGCGCAGATTCTCATCGACGCCGGCACGTCCCTCGCGGACGCCGGTCGCAAGCTGCAGCAGGTTCTCGACAGGGAACAGACAGAGGTCGCGGTCGGAGGCAAGCCCCACGACGTGGAGGATGTCTTCGACCTCGAAGACGCGCTCAGCGCGTTGGACGCAGTGCTCGGCATCACAGCACGGATGGCTTTCACGGAGCAAGCCGAAGGCCAGGCCGCGGGCGTGTCGAAGGCTGGACGGAGGTTGTCGGGCGTGTCGGTCGACAAGGTCGTCGCGGCACGGACAGCGGCCGACCAGTTGCGTACTCACCTAACCGACTTGCTCGGTCCGGACGATCCGGCCGCGGCGGGCGGTAAGACCGCCACGAAAGGGGCGTTCGACATGGAAATGACCCAAGAGCAGTTCGACGCGGCTGTGACCGCCAAGGCCGGAGAGGTCGCCGCCAAGGCGATTGCCGACCACGAGGCGGAGAAGGCCAAGGTCGAAGCGGATGCCGTGAAGGCGGCAGCCGACGAGAAGGCCGCGAAGAAGGCGGCCAAGAAGGCGAAGCAAGAGAAGCGGGCAACCAAGGTCGCGGCGGCAGCCAAGGCCGAGGCGGACCGCAGGGCGACGATGAGCGACACCGAGCGGGTGGCGGACGACGCGGCGAAGGCCGAGGCCGACAAGGCCAAGGCGGACGCGGCGATGCTCCGTACCCTCGCCAAGCTCGTCGCCAAGAAGGGTGACGCCGACGCGCTCATCCGGGCGGCCAAGGCCGTCCAGAGGGGCGAAGCTCCCGACGAGACGCGGAAGGAAATCGCAGAGCTCCGCGCGACGGTCGAGAAGGTTGCCGGCGAGGTCCCCCACTCCGGGAGGTTCCCACTCAGCCCCGGAGCAGGCACGGACGCAGCCGCGGCAGCGCTGAAGGCGTTGGCGGGGTTCACCCGCGGTGACGGCATCGGCGGGGAGACCCAGGAAGCCGTCGCCAAGAGCTTCGACGACCGCATCGAAGCGGCCGAGAAGGCTGGCAACGACATGGAGGCCGACTACCTCCGCGCCGAGAAGGCCCGCGTCATCATGACCAGGGCCGAGATCGGCCGCGGCTTCCCGACGGACGGCGGACCCGAGAAGGTCCCGTCCCCGGCGGTGCCGCGGTAGCAACACCCACAGAAGGCGCGCGCGATCCCGCGCGTGCCCGGACATCGACGTAAGGAGCACAACCCAAGATGAGTGCTGGAGCCGATCTCCTCGGCGTGACCGAGGAGACCTTCAACGCGATCAAGGGGACCCTCACCACCGGCCTCACGGCCTCGACCGGCCTGCAAGGTGTGAACCTGCAGGACTACGTGTCGTTGGTCCCGTGCAAGACGCCGACCAGGGACTCCCTGCCGCGTGTAGCGGCACCGCAAGGTGCCCAGTACGCCTACTGGCGCACGTTCCTCAACGTGAACGCCCTCCAGGCGGACGGTGCCGAGCCCACCGACTTCGGCGGTTCGGCAACCGAGATGGACCTGCAGAACGTCTTCGCGCCCTTTGGTCTCATTGCCAAGCACGGCATCGTGACCGAGGACGCCATCGCCCTGGCCGGCGGCTACGCCGACGCCCTGGCGGTGCAGACCCTGGAGACGATGAAGCAGGAGTTCATCACCGAGAACATCAACGTCCTGCACTCGCAGGCGTACGCCGTCCCGACCCTTGGAACCATCTCGCTCTCTGTGAGCGCGACGAATGGCTACATCGGCTCGGGCGCGACCGTCTACGTGTGGGTCGCGGCCCGCTCCGGGAAGAACTACTTCTACGGCGGGTCGGGACCGGCCAGCGCGTCGTCCCACACCTCTGTCGGGACCACGTCGACGACGAACTCCGTCTCGGCGTTCATCCCGGCGGTGCGGACGGCGGTGGCCTGGGACTGGTTCGTGGGTTCGTCCTCGTCCAACGGGGTCTACTACACGACCACGACCGTGAACTCGGTGACCATCACGACCATCCCCACGACCCCGCAGGCGGTTCCGAGCCTGGCGCTGATCTCCAGCGTCCAGCCGACGACCCCGCCGACGGCGGACACGTCCTACCAGTCCTACTGGATCAACGGCTACGTGGCCTCGATCCTCGGCGACTGGTCGACGGGTGCGTTCGGTTCGTCCTACGTGACGCCCGGACAGGGCACCGCGCAGGGGTCCATCTTCACCTCGCTCGACGGCGGGCAGTTCCACGTCGAAGGCGCGGCGATCCTGGAGCTCGACGAGCTGGACCTGGCGATCTACAACAACTACCCGGGGGTCTCCCCGGCGCGGTTCATCGTCGGCACCCAGATCGTGAACGACCTGGCCAACGCGGCCCTGTCGTCCCCCCAGGCGATCCTGTTCTACCAGGGCGCCCTGGAGGACCGGCAGCGGCTGGTCATGGGCGGCACGGTGGCGAACTACCTGAACAAGACCGACGGGCAGACGCAGATCGAAATCTTCGTCGACCCGTACATGGTGCCGGGCGAGCTCATCGCCGAGGTGCGGTCGGTCCCGTTCATGGGGTCCAACGTGAAGACGGCAAGCCGAGTCGAGACGCTGCGTGACTACCAGCGTTACGACTACTTCCCGAACTACGTCGCCAACTCCTCGGCCGGCGGCCCGCGTCACGAGTTCGACGTGCGCTGCTTCGAGGCGTTCGAGACGGTGGTCGGGCCGACGATGGCGGTCCTCGCCAACATCGCCCCCGGGCTCGCCTCTTAGACGACAACGGAAGGGGACCGGCGGGTACTCCTGTCCACCCGCCGGTCTCCGCTGGCAGGGACAGGAACGAGACAGGGAGGCAGGAATGTTCATCAAGCACTTCGCCAAGCACACTTGGCGCGAAAAGAGCCCGGTCAACCCCAGCCACAGCGTTGTCACCTACCAGTGGACCGGCTCGGGTACGACCAAGATCGTCCACGGCGAGCGTGAGTTCGAGGCCGACGACAACGGCTGGATCGACGCTCCGCCCGACGTGGTCGAGACGTACCTGCGGATGCACGTCACGGTCGGCCGAGGCGACCAGTCCACATGGATGACGCAGCCCGACGCCCAGGCCCAGGTCCGGGCGGGGTTCATGGACGAGGCCGAGTCGGTCTTGGGCAAGACCGTCGTGCCCGTGCTCCCGCGCCCGCGGCTCGTCGCGCCCCCGCGCCCGGCCGCGCGTCCCCGCCCTACGCCCGCCCCGCGGCGGGGACCGGCCAACCGCGGGCTGGGGGACGACGGCGCACGCCCGCCGTCTGCTTCGTAGCGGTCCACGCCCACCCGCTGGCGCTCGCGGCCCTGCGGCGCTTCGCACCGGGGGCGGTGGTCGTCACAGTCCGCGAGGGCGACACGACGGCCTACAGCCGCACCTGGGCCGAGTGGTGGGCCGCTGGCGAGGCGTTCGCTCTCGTCGAGCAGGACATCGAGCTCCACGGCACGGTGCTCTCGCAGTTCCGGCGCTGCGCGGAGCCGTGGTGCGTCTTCCCCTACAACGGCCCCGGCTACGGCGGCGCGGGCGGCGACCCGGTCCTCTACGGCGCGCTCGGCTGCGTCCGGTTCTCGGCGGCACTGCTCGCGGCCGAGCCGGACCTGCCCGCCTACGTGGGCGCCATTGACGACGCGCCGGGACTCGCCCGCGGGGACTGGCGGAGGCTCGACGCGCGGGTCCTCGGGGCATTGCGTGACCGGGGGTACTCCCCGCACCTACACTGGCCCGAAGTGCGCCAGCACCATGTGTTCCACGGTCTGTGCTCATGTGGCACCGATCACGAGGCGTATCCGGTGGACAGGGAGGGGCGGTACAGCCCATGAGGGACTACCTGGCCTACCTCCTGCGGCGCCTCCGCACCGCGTGGAGCGGAGTACCCGTGTGCCGCGAACCTCGCTGCGGGAGGCAACGCGATTACTGGGCGGGCGACTTCTGCAAGCTGCACCGATGACCGTCACCGTCATCATGCCCGTGTACGAAGCGGCCGACTGCCTGCCCGCGGCCATCGGCTCGGTCATAGCCCAGACCTACGAGGACTGGGAGCTGGTCGCCGTCGATGACAACTCAGCCGACCCGCGGGTCATGCAAATACTCGACGCCGCGGGACGTGACCCGCGCGTGTTCGTCGTCCATCTCGGCACGACCGAGGACGAGCGCCGGCAGTCGGTCCGGTACGCGACGATCTTCAACCTCTGCGCGGAAATCGCCGAGGGCCATCTGACCTTCCTCTGCGGCGACGACTTCTACTACCCGGATCGGTTAGAACGGATGGTGCGGAAGCTCGACGAGGGCAACGACGTGGTCTACGGCGCGCAGCGGCTGGTCCCGATGCCGGGGGAGTACGGCGACCGCGTGCTGCACGGCACGGAGGCGATCCGCCACTGCCAAGGAGTCTTGACCGACGCCTACCACAAGGTCGACCTCAACTCGGTCATGGTGACGCACACGGCGTTTGACATGGCTGGCGGGTTTCCAGACCGCCCGCCGACGCCGCAGATGTGGCGCGAAGCCGACGCCTTGTTCTGGCAGCGCCTAGCGTTCGCCGGTTACGTCTTCGTCCCGGTCGATGATCCGGAGCGGCCGACGGACTGCAAGCGCTACAGAGACGACGGGGCAGATGCCCGCGTGATTCGAGGGGAGACGCCGTGGTGATCTCGTTGCTGTGCCCCAGCCGTGGCCGACCGGAGAACCTCCGGCGGTTGTCCGAGAGCGCTTTCAGCCTGGCGGCATCCCCACTCGACATCGAAGTGCTCGCCTACGTCGATCTCGACGACCCGGCTCTCCCGCAGTACGTGGCTCTCGACTGCGCTGAGATTCACACGGGGGAGCGGATCATGTTCACGGACTACTGGAACAAGCTGGCGGAGGTCGCCCGCGGCGACATCATGGGCATGATGGGCGACGACGTCGTGTTCCGTACTCCCGGCTGGGACGTCATGGTCGAGGACGAGTTCGCGAAGTGGCCGGACCGGATCGTGTTCGTGAATGGCAGGGACGGAGCCCACGGGCCGGCGCTCGGCACGCACGGGTTCCTGCACCGTCGCTGGGTGGATGCTGTCGGCCGGTTCTGCCCGCCGTACTTCAGCCATGACTACCCGGACCTGTGGCTCACCGAGGTCGCGGACGCGCTCGGCCGGCGCGTGTTCCTGCCCGAACTGTTCACCGAGCACCTTCACCCCAACCTCGGGAAAGCACCGGACGACGACACTTACCGCGAGGGGGTGGCGCGCGGCGTGCGCGACAACTGCCCGCAGCTCTACATCGACACGCTCCCCGAACGTGAACAGGAGATCGCGACCCTGCGAGCGGTGATCGCGTCGCATGGTTGAGTACCGGCCGTCCGAGAGCTGCTGCGGGACGAGCCCCCTGTTCTTGCTGCCTTCCGAGGACATGCGCGCGGTCTTCGCCGGCAGTCCCGGTGGGCTGCCCGAAGCGCCGTTGATCGACTGGGCGTGGCGCGAGTTCGGTGGCGAGGGCTTGTTCGTGGACGTGGGCGCGCATGTCGGCCAGTGGACGCTCCCGTTCGCCGCAGCCGGGATGCCCGTCGTGGCATTCGAGCCCAACCCGCCCATCCGCGCACTTCTTAGCGCAGCGATTCGCCAGAACGGTCTCGCCGTGTCTCTTTGGCCTTTCGCGCTCGGCGCGGCAGCCGGGAGCGGCCATCTGACCGCGCCGGAGATCGGCGGCGGCATGGCGTCCATCGTGTGCGAGTTCCCTGGTGGCCCCGTCAGTGAGACCGTCGAGGTCCGTTCCCTCGACCACTTCAGCCTCGCGCCGCGCCTGCTCAAACTCGACGTGGAGGGCGCGGAGGTTGACGTTCTGCGCGGTGCTTATGAGACCATTCGCCAAAACAGGCCGGTCGTGATCTTCGAGTGCTGGGAGGATGAACGCGGCCAACGAACCGGCGAGCTGTTCGCGACCCTTGCCGAGTACGGCTACCGCACCGAGCGCAACTCGTGGCCCGAGACCTGGGTGGCCTACCCGTGATCTCGCTGCTTGTCCCGACACGCGGGAGACCTCACAACATTGCGCGGCTGCTCGACAGCCTCGACAGCACCACGACAGGGAGGATCGAGGTCGTGTGGTGCGTCGACGACGACGACGCCCCGAGCGTCCGTGCGCTGGCCGATCAGACCTACGGCCCGGTGGTCGTCGGGCCGCGCGAGTGCCCGAACCAGCTCTGGAACACGGCGTGGGTCGGCGCCAAGGGCGACATCCTGGCGCCGATGGGCGACGACGTCGTGTTCCGCACTCCCGGTTGGGACGTCATGGTCGAGGCGGCGTTCGGGTCGGTCCCCGACCGGATGGTCTTGGTGTACGGCCGCGACGGATTTCGCAACCAGGTTCATGCGTCCCATCCCTTCCTGAGCCGTGAGTGGTGCGAAGTGCTCGGCTACCTCTACCCGCACCCGGAGGTGTTCACGCAGGACATGGTCGACGTTTGGGTGTTCGAGCTCGCCCAAGCGGTCAACCGGACCATCTACCTGCCGGAGCTGTTCACGCAGCACATGCACCCGGACGACCCCAGCCTCGGCGTCGAGTTCGACCAGACCTATCGGGACAACGCCATGAGGCGTGAGCGCGACCGGACGCACGAGCGTTACGCGGACTATGCCGCGGAGCGTGCCGCGGATGTCGAGAAGCTGAGGAGGGCACTGCGATGACGGACGGGCGGGTTCTCGTGGCAGGGGCCGGTGGGTTTATCGCCGGGCATCTCGTCAAGCGGCTGGAAGCCGAGGGGCGCGAGGTCTTCGGCGTCGATATCAAGCCCCTCGGCGAGTGGTGGCAACCTGGGAAGGCTAACTGGGAAGCGGACCTCTCACTCGCTGATGAGTGTGACGACGCCGTCGAAGGCTGCTCGACGGTCGTGAACCTCGCCTGCGACATGGGGGGCATGGGGTTCATCGCGCTGAACAAGGCCGCCTGCATGCTGAACATCCTGATCAACACGCATCTGCTGATGGCGGCCAAGCGGGAAGGCGTCGGGCGGTACTTCTTTGCCAGCTCGGCCTGCGTTTACCGGCAGGACCGCCAGGACGGCTCGGTGCTGAACTACGCGCTACGCGAGAAGGACGCCTACCCGGCTGACCCCGAGGACGGCTACGGCTGGGAGAAGCTGACCTCGGAGCGGATGTGCCGGCACTTCCGCGAGGACTACGGGCTGGAGACCCGCGTCGCCCGCTTCCACACCGTCTACGGCCCGCACGAGACGTGGCAGGGCGGCCGCGAGAAGGTCCCGGCGGCGTTCTGCCGCAAGGTCGCCGTCGCCAAGCTGACCGGAGGGCGTGAGGTCGAGGTGTGGGGCGACGGGACGCAACGGCGGAGTTTCCTCTACGTCGATGACCTCGTAGACGGGGTGCTGCGCCTGATCGACTCAGATCGTGCCGAGCCGACGAACATCGGGGCGACCGGCTCCGTGACGATTGAAGAGTTACTGGCGCTGGTCGAGTCAATCGCCGGGGTGCCGACATTGAAGCGCGTCTACGACCCGACGAAGCCGCTCGGGGTCCGCGAGCGCGACTGCGACGGCACGGCGATGACCGAGGCGACCGGCTGGCAGCCGACGATCTCGCTCGAAGCCGGGATGGAGCGGACCTACGCCTGGGTCGAGGACCAGGTGCGGGCGGCGATCTGATGCACGACGCGGCCTTCGCGTGGGTCGTGCGCTGCCTCGGCGAGATCGGCACGCCCCGCGTCGTCGTCGAGTTCGGCGCGCTCGACGTGAACGGCTCGGTGCGCGGTCTGTTCGCGGGCACCGACTACACGGGCGTCGACCTCCTCGCGGGGCCAGGCGTGGACGTGGTCGGCGACGCGGCCGACTACGAGCACCCGGTGCCGGTCGACCTGGTCGTGTGCTGCGAGACGCTGGAGCACTCCGACCACGCGGGGGCCATCGTCGCCGCCGCGGCCCGCCTGCTCGGTTCCGGGGGGTGGCTGATCCTGACGACGGCTGGACCGGGACGCCCGCCCCACGCCGCCGACGGGAGTGACAGGGGACCGCACCCCGGCGAGTGGTACGCGAATGTCTCGCCGGACGCCCTCGACGACTGGCTGCGCGCCGCGGGGTTCCGGCGCTGGCAGACCGACGAGACCGGCGTCGATGTCCGGGTGCTGGCGCAGCGATGACCGTGCCGGTTTTCATCTGCGCGCGCGACCGCCTGAACTGCATGAAGCGCCTCGTCGCCTGGCTGGAGGAGGCCGGGCACGACCGCATCACGTTTCTCGACAACGACTCGGCGTGGCCGCCGTTGCTTGACTACTACGCGACGACGCCGCACGAGGTGGTCAGGCTCGGCGAGAACCTCGGCTCCAAGGCGCTGTGGAAGGCCGGGCTGGTCCCCGATGAGCCCTACGTCTACACCGACCCCGACGTGGTGCCAGTCCCGGAGTGTCCCCTGGACGTGGTCGCCTACCTCGCCAAGGTGCTGGCGACGACCGGCGTGCCGAAGGTCGGCCTGGGGCTCCGTATCGACGCGCCGTTCATCGACGAGGCGAGCCTAGAGGTCGAGACGCGCTGGCGCGACCCGACGCGCGAGCACTGGCAGGGCCTGTTCATGTCGCCCATCGACACGACGTTCGCCCTCTACCCTGCCTGCTCGGACTTCCACTACGCCGCGGTCCGCACGGGAGCGCCGTGCGAACTCCTGCACCTGCCCTGGTATGAGAAGCCGACCGAGGAGGACCGCTTCTACCTGGCGCGCGCCTCGACCGACGACCACGGCTCGCGCTGGGCGAGGCGGGCACGATGATTGTCGTGCTCGCCTACGTGCCCCCGATGAGCGCCAAGGTGGTCGTCGCGCTCAACAAGACCGGCCGCGAGTTCCAGCGCCTCGACGTCTCCCGGAGCGACCAGTCCTACTGGCGCTACTTCCGCGACATGTGGGCGAACGGCCAGGACTTTTGCAACATCGAGCAGGACATCGTCGTGTCGCCCACCATCCTCGACGAGCTGGACGCCTGCCCCGAGCCCTGGTGCTCGGTGGCGTACCCGTACCTAGGAGGCGACTACGCCGGGCTGGGGTGCGCGCGCTTCCGCGCCGAACTCATGCGACGGCACCCGGGAGCGGTGGACGAGGCCGGGAAGTGGTCGAACGCGGAGCACCACCCGCGCCACTGGTGCACGGTCGATCACAGCCTCACGCTGACGCTGAACCGGATGGGCGAGACCAAGCACGTCCACTACTCGGGCGTCACGCACCTGGGGGACCACTGGCCCAGCCATGGTTGCGTCCCGCGAAAACCCTAGACGTCTAGGCAATTCCCGGCGCTGTGCGGGTTGACACACCCATACCGTAAGCGTATAGTGGGTTTGTGAGATTGAACCTGCGGGAACTACGGAAACGGATCGAGAACGAGGCGGACGCCTACGTGCTCCTGGAGGAACTGC